TCTCAGAAGAACACCGTAGGAAACTAAGCGAAGCCTCAAAGAGACAGTGGGCAGAACGGAAGGCTAAGTGATGAACCTGTACGTTCAAATCAAAGCGCCCTGGTGGACCGGTCTCTACATCGGTTCCTTGAAGATATTCGCGGCTCTGTTCTTCACCACACCTGATGTGGACAAAGCCATTAGTCTTATAATGAAACATACCAAAATCACTACGAGGGTTGAATAACATGGCCATACATATCTATCTGCCCGCCAAACGCAAAGCGAAGGACGCCCCCGAAGACGACGGGCAGATTCTGGCGATCCAGAACAAGTACAACTGTTCACGAATGGATGCGGCTCGCCGGTACTACTCTGGAGAACGGGTGAAGGACGGGGCTCCCACCGACGCTGATAAGAAGTCCAGAGCTGCACGACTGGCTAGACTATTTGGCATCCCTGTGGCTAATGCCATTAAGGAACTTGAAGCCGAAGAGTGGGACGAAGAAGAGGCCGCGACGAATATCCGGGGAGGATATGCCAGACATCTCGCTAAGAAGCGAAGGACTCCGAACTCATCGGTAAAGTAGTTCTTCATGAGGGCAAATGGTGGTACAGAAAGCCCAACGACTCTGTTCGCTATGGACCATTCACATCCGCTAGTGAGGCTGCTGCTTCCGCCAGAAAGGCAGGAGTTACAGTGGACGCCTTCGAAGAGAACAAGCACCCCAGGGCTAAGAATGGTGAGTTCGGGTCTGGCGGAGGCAAGAAGACAGAGACCAAGAAGAATCCTCCTCATGTGGAAGCCCACACTATCCCAGAGCTCAAGCCGTTGGTCGAGGCTTACAACAAGGCCCTCAAGGAATTCCGTGCTGGCGTGGCCCATGGCAACGAGATTCTGGCGAAGACCCACAACGTAGCAGAGAAGAACGCTTACCTTGCCCCTCTGCAGAAGAAGATGGACCAGGCAGAACGTGCAGCCAATAAGGCGACCAAGGCCTATAGCCAGAAGACCGGCGTCAACGTGGAACTGACAGGGTTCAATGGCCCTGGCATCTCTAAATACAACTAAGGAGCTCTACATGAAAAAGGTTCTTGGCCTTCTGGCCATTTTGTTGTTGGCTAGCTTCCAGACTCAAGCAGCACCCAATTATCTTCAGGCTCCCACACCCCGACAACATGGTGCCTTAGCTCCTGTGGCAGTGAGTAGCATCGTTACTTCTGCCACCGCTTTCGCAGCTAACCCCAGTCGCACGAGTCTGGTCTGTACCAATACGGGTTCGGCTACTGTGTACTTGGCCTTCGGGGCAAATGCCGCAGTCTCGGGGTCAGGTATTGCAGTCACTGCAGGGACAACCTGGTGGATGGACGATTACTCATTCACCACTCAGGCGATCCAGATCATTGGGATATCTACTCTCGCCTGTCAGGAGTTTCAATGATGAAAAAACTTCTTTTGCTATTACTGCTCATCCCATCATTGGCCTGGGCAGGGCACTCAGGATCTTCAATCAAATACTTCACAGCAGTGAGTGCATCACTTGGAGGATCCGCTTTATTAGCTGGTGCCTGTTCAACTACCACTACCACAGTGACTGGTGCGGCGGTGGGTATGACTGCTTTCTCAAGTCCTACCACCTTCCCAGGGGCGGGGAATCTCTGGCATAGCTATGTCTCGGCCGCTAATACGGTAGTCACTGAGGTATGTGCCATCGTTGCAGCTACTCCCGTGGTCTCTACCTACCAAATTAGAGTCATCCCATAGTGGCTCGCAAAATTCACATTCATCTTCCTGCCCTCCATAGGACAGAGAAGGTCCTGGATTCAACTCACAAGTTCTACAGTGAGTATCTGATGCGGAAGCATATCACTGCCATGAAGCGGAAGGGGTATGCGGCTGTAGTTGTAGTTAAGAACCCCGACGGGTCACACGAAGTAACATATCATCAACCAGAGAAAAGGAAAACAACATGAAACGTCTTGCACTAACTATCCTGTTGGTCTGCTTGGGGGCATTCACCTTCAGCGCCTTCGCAGCCAATCCCTACCCATACACGAACCCGACCTATCTGCCAAACTCGGTAGCTACACCGGTCACCCTGTCCGCCCCTGGCGACGTTGTCTTGACCAATTCCGGTTCGGGCACCGTGGCCATCGACATTCGAGGAACCTGCACCTCCCTGGCTGGGGTACTCCAGGAATCTGTGGATGGAACTAACTACATCACCGTCAATGTCTTCCCAGTTACTACGGGGTCCATCACGGCGGCAGCCTCGATTACGGCGGCGGGTACGTGGAGAGCGAATATCGCTGGGTCTCAGTCTGTGAAGATCCATATCACCGCCCTGACGGCTAGTTGTACTTTCTCGGCGGTCGCTGCTCCGCAGTCCTTCACCGGCACCTACTAACTAACATGGCCCAATTCTATACCACTGAGAGGTTGGGTCCTAAGCAGTCCCTGACTCCAGAGGGGTTCCTGCTGTGCGAAGAAGTTCCGATCGCACGAACAGGATTCTTGATCTATGGGCCGGATGAAACCCCAATCGAGCCTGGTCCTGGTGGATTCGTCAAGATCTACCGAGATCCGGAAGAGGTCTTTCACCCGGACGCCATGGCCAGTTTCATGGGGAAGCCGGCAACCAATGACCATCCCGATGAGGATGTCACTCCTGAGAACTGGAGGGAGTTAGCTGTCGGAACTGCCTTCAATATCCGCAGAGGCGTAGGGGCCATGGATGATCTGCTTCTGGCGGATCTGCTTATCACCTGCCCTGTGACCATTAAATTGATCCAGGAAGGAAAAAGGGAAGTCAGCTGTGGTTACGAGGCTGACTATGACGAAATCGCTCCAGGCGCTGGAAGACAGACCAGCATCAGGGGCAATCACATCGCGCTTGTCGAGTCCGGTCGCTGCGGCCCGCGCTGTGCAATAAGCGACCACTCAACCATCAATCAACAGGAGGCCATAATGGCTAAAAAGAAAGCATCATGGTACGACCGGCTCAAGGTCGCACTTAGCACAAAGGACGAAGCGGAGGTGGAAGAGCTGATGAAGAGCCCACCGAAGGAAGTCCATGACGACGAAGAGCCCATTTCGGGCGGCGGAGAAGGTGGCGACACCCATATCCATGTTCATACCGGAGGAGAGACTGCTGCATCTGGAGAAGGTGCCGAAACTCAGGACGACCCGATGGCGGAATACATGGCTCAGAACGATGCGGATCATCAGGAATTCCGTGAACGTCTGGAAGCCTTGGAAGCTGCAATGAATCCAGCGGGTGGCGAGGACGAAGAGACTACCGAGATCGAAGGTGCTTTGAAAGAAGAAGCCCCTGAAGGCACTGATGATGAAGAGGTCATCAAAGCCAAAGATTCTCGCTACCTGGGCGACTCCTTCCGTGACACAGCATCTCGTGCCGAGATCTTGGTTCCTGGCATTCGCATTCCGGCCTTCGACTCTGCGGCTAAGCCGGTTCAGTCCTACAAGAAGATCTGTGGTCTGCGCCGTACTGCTCTGGACCTGGCCTACAGCCAAGCCGACACCCGTGGCATGATCGATGATGCTCTGGCCGGCAAGACGCTGGACACCAAGAACATGACCTGTGATGCAGTTCGTCACATCTTCCTGGCCGCATCTGCCATGAAGAAAAACGCAAACAACGCCGGTGGCCATCGCTCCAAAGATGATCGCGCTACCAAGCCGGCACCCGGAATCAAGACCATCGCGGACTTGAACAAGGCCAACGCAAAACACTGGGCCTAATCTCAACCTTCACATAAGGAAAAAAGACATGAAAAAAATTCGCATGAAGACCCGCGATGTGGCAATCACATATCGCATGGGTGCTGGCTTCCCTGGTGACGTCAATCGTAGCCATCCGGCCAGCATCGAGCCAGTCCTGATCGACGCCACCTCTCCTCCGACAGCCTATGGCCAAGGGGTTTTGGTGGATCCTACTACTCAGGGTGTTCGTCCCTTCGCAGCTGGTGACGTTGCTCTGACTGCCGCCTATGGTGTTACCGTTCGCCCATACCCCGTTCAACAATCCTCCGGTTCGAACTTCGGTGCTGCAACCCTGGGCGCTGCGATTCCTCCTGTGGCTGGTCAAATGGACGTACTGCGCGCAGGCTACATCATGGTCAAACTGAGCGGTGCTGTACAGCCGGTCAAGGGCGGTCTGGTCACCATCTGGACAGGTGCAACGGCAGGTGCACACGTACTCGGCGGGTTCGAGGCAGCAGTCACTGGTGGTAGCTCTACACCGGCTCTGCCTGGGGTCACATTCAACGGCGTTCCAGATGCATCGGGCAACGTCGAAATCGCGTTCAATATCTAAGAAGGGAAACCATCAACATGAAATCACTCATTCTTCCTGATCATCTGCGTCGTCGCAAGACACGTGATGTCATGACCTTCGACAACGCCGGCTTCCGAGTGTTGGATGCGAAGGGAAACATGCAGGGCAACCCTCTGGGAAACAGCTTCACCACCCATGACGGTAAGACTGTGGACTCCACTGGTGCCTTCCTGGTAGGTGAACTCGAACGCCTCGACCTGACGCTCCATGAGCCTCTGGCCGCGGTGACCTGGGGTCGTGACATCGACCTGCGCGAAGACGTCACCATCGCCGATGAAGTATCGTCCTTCACCCTGTCGAACTTTGCTTCGGCTGGCGGCCTCGGGACTGGCAATGGCATCGGCAACGGCAAGGCCTGGATCGGTAAGGACTCGACCCAGATCGGCGGCGTAGCTGTTGACATCAGCAAGACTCCACAACCTCTGCGCCCCTGGGGCATGGAACTGAAGTACACCATTCTGGAGCTGGAGTCTGCAGCCAAGCTTGGTCGCCCTGTGGATCAACAGAAGTTCGAAGGCTTGCAGCTGAAGCACCAAATGGACATCGATGAGCAGGTCTACATCGGTGATCTGACAACGGGAGACTTCGGTCTGGTCAACAACGCTTCGGTCACTCCGGCCAATATGGCAGCTGGTGTATCCGGTTCTCCGAACTGGACCAAGAAGACTCCGGATGAGATCCTGTCCGACGTCAACACCATGCTCACCACAGTCTGGGCTGCATCTGCCTGGGCAGTGATGCCTACTCGTCTGTTGCTGCCTCCTGCACAGTTCGGCTACATCAGCACCCAGAAGGTATCTCAGGCCGGCAATGTTTCCATCCTGAAGTACATCCAAGAAAACAACCTGTTGGCTACATCTGGCAAGGGCAAGTTGGAAATCCTGCCTCTGAAGTGGCTGATCGGTGCTGGCGTCGGCGGAACTCTGGGTACTCCAGGAACTGTGGATCGTACAATGGTTTACACCAAAGCATACAATCGGGTTCGCTATCCAATGACCCTGTTGCAACGCACCCCGATCCAGTTCGAGGGCATCTACCACAAGACCACCTACTTCTGCCGCCTCGGCGTCACGGAGATGGTATATCCAGAGTGCACAGGCTACTTTGATGGTCTGTAACACACCCGAAGTCCTGATGTAATATCGAAGACGGCAGGCTAACCCCTGCCGCCTTTTCTTAAGGAGAAGCAACATGGAAAAAATGAAAACTCGTGATGCAGAAACCCGTGCTCAACGCAAAGAACGCGTAGCCCTGGAGAAGCAAGCAGCGGCAGAGGCATTGGTCCGCGCAGAAGCAGAAGCAAAGGAAGCGGAAGATGCGGAAGATGGCTCTGAGGAATCAGTGAAGAAAGCTGAAGAGGCTGAGGCAAAGGCAAAGGAAGCAAAGGAGAAAGCAGAAGCCCTGGAAGATGAAGAAGCAGAAGATGAGAAGAAAGAAGCCAACCTGGTCGTGGTGAATGTCCCCAAGAAGTTCAGTCTTCGCTTGGACAACGACGTCATTCTGCATTTCGTGGCTGGCGTGCAAGACATGGACCGTGCTCATGCAGAGCATTGGTATTCGAAAGCAAACGGAGTCAAGATTCACGGAGAGTGATCATGGACCAAGATAAACCGGACGAAACTCAGGGCGGGGCTCCCGCTGCTGAGAGTACCCAGAAGGAGACACCATCACCCATCTCCGGTCTTCCTCAAACTCAGACAGCTGCAGAGTCGGCCAGTCGCAATGAGAAGTACTGGGGGATCGGGGAATGACCGTCACCGTAGCTAGCTTCCAAGCTAACTACCCTGAGTTTGCCAGCAATGTTCGCTACCCCGTCAGCCAGATCACATACTATTTGAATCTGGCTGCCCTGTTGCTTAACACCCAGCGGTGGGGCAACCTTCTGGATGTGGGAACTGAGCTCTTCATTGCTCACAACATCTCTCTGGAGGCTCGGGCTCAGGAGGAAGCAAAATCTGGGGCCATCCCTGGAATGACAACAGGTCCGATCGGATCCAAGTCTGTGGATAAGGTGTCTATCAGCTATTCCACAGGTGATGCCATTCAGCCGGGTGCTGGCCATTGGAACCTGACAATCTATGGAACTCGTTGGGTCGCGTTGATGCGACAAGTAGGAATGGGTCCTTTGTATGTTGGTGCTGGGGCCATGGATCCGATGAATGGTCCGGCCTGGCCTGGGGTCATTTACTAACATGACGGATTCGGTCAAGAATGCGGCCAAGAAGATAATTGACCGCCTACCGGCTATGAAGACCACTTTAGAGAAGATGGTCAAGCAGGCAGTCTACGCCGGAGTCCCCAGTGACCACTCTCAGCGGAAAGAGGCTGGGGAGAACAATGCGGCCCTGGCCTATATCCATGACAAGGGAGCTCCTGGGGCAAATATCCCTGCAAGGCCCTTTATGAGGCCGGGCATGAATTCGATTAAGGGTAAGGTAGCCAAAGTCCTCGGAGGGGCTGCAAAGGCAGCTATGGACTCAGATACTGATGCTATAGACCAGGGTTTGAACAAGGCGGGACTTCTGGCACAGAATTCGATCCGAAAAGTGATCAATGACGGTGTGGATCCTCCACTAGCTGAGTCCACACTGGCGGCAAGGCGTCGGAGAGGGCGCACAGGAACTAAGCCCTTGATCGACACTGCTCAACTTCGCAACAGCATCTCCTACGTGATAAGGAAAAAATAATGGCCAAGAACATCCACACCAAAGATGGTGACCCAAAGATTGAAGCAGCTAAGGCGGCACTGGAGATGGCGATCCGGGAAGCTGGTCGAAAGGCAGTAGCCCTCAAGGCACTGTGTGACCCAGAGGACAAGGCTCAGGTCAAGTCCATAGAGGACTTCCTGTACAGCGCTCGGGGAAAGCTCCAGGAAGTTCTTGGTTAAGTCATGCCACTCCTCGAAGTTTCCATCGATGGTCTGTTCGATCCGATGTTCTCGGACCTCTTCACGGTCCAGAGACGAACAGAGAAGGTAAGCACCCAGGGACGGAGCACGCTGTCAGTCAAGTCCACTCCCAATGTGGTCGGAGTCGTGACGATGGCCAGTGGGAAAGACCTTGAACGCCTTCCAGAGATGGAGGTCTTCGAACGGGTCATCAGCGTAGTCACTGCCTTCAAGCTGCAAGGAGAGACTACTGGCAGACAGCCAGACCTGGTTCTGTGGAGAGGCGGCACTTACGTGGTGAAAGCCATTGACCTGTACCCTCAGTTCGGGCAGGGTCTATACGAGGCAATCTGCACCAGCATGGATTTGACCGACTTATCCTACGATGGCATAGGGTTCCAATTCAATCAACAACAGAACGCACTCTACTTGGGAGTTAGATAATGTTACTTACCGCACTTGATGGAAATGGCGTACCGCAGCAGATAGTGGTGGTAGGCCAAGAGGCCCTGGTCGACCACTCGTCCACAGGCACAGGGGCAGCCGTT